AATAACGATATCGAGAAGAAAGAGCTAAAATAAGCCGTTTAAGCAGTTTCCGAGGGCCTTGAGATTTTAGTACTGTGGTTCGGTCTGTGTCGAAATATATTCTGCGTTTCTGACGTATAATCACACTTCAACGGTCAATAGATGCTCTCGTGCCAGTAGTTATGCGGAACTTTGCACAATATTCATTGTGCAAAGCTTGTACCACACATGGCCTGCTGCAGAGGCAATCTTTTCTTGCCTATAGGAGAATTTGGCTAGGGAAAGCCAATAAATTGAGAGGGATTTCTCAAGATAATTATGATCACAGAGATTGAATTTTTTTATTACTTCCGAGAAAGTTTTTGTGAAGTAAATTTTCTGAAAAGCGAAGGATTTCTGTAAAATGGCATGTTTCAGGGGTTTTCCGGATTGCGAGGATTGCGTATGCTGCGTTTTTTGGCTTTGCTGAAGGGAATTGTACCCGGATTTTTTTTCTTGTTCTTTTTCTTTTCCTTTTTTAGCTTTTTTATCTTTTTCTTTTTCTCCTTCTGACTCTGACTCTGAATAGCTATGTTTTGCCATTGGGTACCCATTGGGTGACCTATCATCTGTTTTATGGCTTGACCAACGTATTTTAGCGCCCTTCTTTCCGCCTTCTATTTTTGTTTTTAAAATTTCTTGTTTTTCTTGGTAGATTTTTAAGAGCTTAGGATTGAATAGTTTATCCCCTTTTTCTTTAAACTTAGCTAATATAGTAGACTTATAGCTATCCCATTGGGTATCCGATAGCTTAGTTATAGACTTTAATTTCTTGTCATCATTGGGCAGGAAACAAGGTTCTTCCTGTATCCATGAGTTTATGAGCAAGAGGAAATAAGCACCAATTTCGGTAACGTTCATGGATTGAACATCTATAGAAGAGAGAAAATCCTGGACATAAAGAGGGAACCATGGGAATTTCATAGTATTTAGAGAAAGAATAGGTAAGCTATAGGTGAACTATAGGGAATAAAAGCAGAAAAAACAAGAGGATTTTTGTGGATAATTTGTTAATAAAATGTGAATAAAATCTATCTGTTTTTGGTCCAAAATCAGGGTACTTTTTTGATGTATTTTGGATGTGTATTTTATGAAAAAATGAACCATTATTATTTCAAACATTTCTATTAAAATCAAGTAATTAGCAATATAATATTGACCATATTTTTAACATTTACGCATTACGATTGTGTTGACAGACTATTATATATAAGAATATGGTGGCGTTGTTCCCGTTCCATTTCTATCCTTTTATCACTATAAGATGACATTACTGGTTTTCCTTGCGCTGCATGCTGGCATTACGCAAGACAATATTATTAATTATTTCTTTGTTGCTTCCGGGTCCATCCCGATTGAACAATTGGAGATTTTTCCGAATCTTGTTTTTTAAACCCCGTCGATTTCGACTGGTTTAGATTTTTTCTATTCTTTTTCTTTTTATCATGACTACCGCTACAATCACGCATGAACGTGAAGACGGAATTCTTTATATTTACGTGCCTAAGACATGGGGTGCAAATAGCAAGCAAAGAGCTATTAAGTATGTGAAAAGCTCATTCAAACCCTATTCTCACAAAAAAGAAATAGACACATTATCAAAAGATTTCTGCCATATATTTGTAAAAGATTACTAGTCCTTTCTCCCGTAACTTCTCTTACTGAGAGGTTATGGAGAGCGGATTTTACGCTCCATTTCATTCTTTACTCATGTCCCCTGCTACAATTACATCACCGGCGAAAAAAATCCACAAATGGATGACTCTCAAAAATAAATTCAAAAATTCCCTCGAAAAAGAAGCAGAGTCATTGACCGGAGCAATAGGCATTCAGGACAGAGCAGAGAAACTTTCCGGAAGAAGAATGACACTACACGAAGCAATAGAATGTCTTTCCACAGAAACAATACAAATTATGAAGTCCCAAAAGAAATTCCTCGTTCAAATTGTCGAAAGAGTTTTTTCAGAGGTTGAAGTAGAAGCTAAAAACGAAGAAATTGCTCGAGAAATGATTTGTAATGGTTATCACGAAACACCTCTCGAAATGCGAAGAGATTTTATTGACATCGAACAAGTTATCGAAAAATAAAACCCTTTCTCCTCCTTCCCTTTCCTTCCAGAGAAAAGAAGGGAAGGGGAGAGTGTGTTTTTGTCACTCCTAGTTCACTCCTTTTAATTTAACCCCCTTCATCCTCATCCTAGTTCCCTTTTTTCCTTTTATTTTTTTTCATTATGCAAACATATTCTATTTTCAATAGACGTGATGATGCAAAACCAATGCAACTTGGTGTCCATCTTCAAGACAATGTCAGAGAAAAACTCGAAACAGGCAAATTCGCACTCGTACCCGAAATAACGGATGGCCACTTAATTTCTCTCTGCCTTTGTGAATTCTCTAAAATAAAACAGAGGAAATAATAAATACATACAGAATATATACATATTTCCCTTTTTCTATTTTTTTACTTTTTTTACCTAAAGATGCCAACTACAAAAGAAGTAACTATTGCTATTTGTGACTGCGGTGAACCATATATGTGGACTTACATGTTTCCCTACAATGAATGGTATTGCATCCGTTGTGGATCTAAGCATGGAATGCTCGGTGTAGACGGTGAAACTGTGCAATCAAACTCTGCACTGGCAAAAAAGCACAAAGCAATGGAGAAACTATTTTCTGCAGCCCGGAAACATTATGTGCCTCCTAACTCTGGCATGCACGAATGTAAAAAATGTCAAGAGTCAGCAGATTCATATAATCATAGAGGGCATTTAACTAAATTGCAAGAACAGAGGCATCAAAAATCAAAAGATAAAATCCGCGCACTTTTGGAAGATACAGATTATGATCCTTTCGAATAAACTATATTTGTTGATTATTTTTTTATTTTCTCCTTTTTCCTCTTTCCCATGAATGACAATACACCTGTTGCTAAAATACCATCGTCCGAAATCAAGAAAATCGATGAGCAGCTTAAAAAAACCGGTTATGCTACAGACAGGCCATCACCAGAAGCGATTGTAAAATACCTAGACAAAAAACATGAACAGAAAGTTAGCGCACTAGATAACGCACTCTGATTGCTAGGGACATGAATGTCCTCAAGTGACACACTTTTGGCTTAATAAAGCCGCTTTAACGTAAAATTATGAAAACATTCCTTAAAATCCTCTTAGCAATCTTGATTATTGGCTGGCTCATCGCTGTTTCCGCACTCTTTGGAGGCTGCAAAATGGCTCAACCAAAAGAAAGAGATTGGAATTGTGCCAATGAGAGATATTCAGATGATGACGAATGCGAAACACCGGCAAATAAATGGTGATCTTTTAAGGGGATGCCCGGTTATAGGGTATCCCTGCTTTTTATAAAATTATCATGAACAAACAGTTCATTCTCTTCCTTTTGGCTTTTGCAATAGTATTCACCATTACTATGCTTTTTAGAAACTATACGTTCAGAACAGAGGGCCGTAAATGTGATTCATCCATGGATACGCCAGGAATATTTGGAATACAGCATATTCCTTTCAATGGTGGCTGCAGATTGGAATATAATGTTCTAAATTTAAAAAACGGATCCATAGAAAAGCGCACAAAAAATATCTACTTTTAATATTCTCACCTCTTTCTCATGAGAAACCTATTCCTTATATTCTTTATGATCTTCGCTTTTTCATTCCCTGTGTTTAGCGCGGGGGATGAAATTGTGAATCTAGTTGCATTCGGTGACTCGAACACTTTCGGCAAAAACGTAAAATGGAGCTCCATCTGGAGTTTCAGGCTACAAAAAACATACAAACAGGATCGATTCATAAATTCCGGGAAGAGTGGAAATACCGCTCTGGATTTACTCGATAGGCTACAAAAAGATGTTTACGATTATTACAGAGAAGGGCAACGGAATATCGTAATAGTGAATATCGGTGTAAATGATCTTTATCCGCCGGAATCCGATCCGGATATCGTTTTCGATGATATTGAAATAGCCTGGAGTCATCTTTCTGCTAATAACTGGGAATTATGGGCCAGCACAATTACACCGGTAACAGGCGATAATGTACGCAATGATAAAATCCGGATCCTCAATAAAAAAATACGGAAATCTGGAATTCCATATATTGACGGATACAAGATTTTCGTTCACCCTGATGACAACAATATGTCAAGGGCCAACTATATTCAAGCAGATGGAACCCACTGGTCCGGGCTTGGCCATAGAAAATTCTATAATTCAGTGAAGAAGAAACTTTTTTAACCTCACCACATGAAAAAAACAATCCTCCAAATCGAAATACCTTATGAAATCGCAGAAGAGATTGAGAAAGATCGAATTGAATTCCAGGTTGAATCCACAGAAAGATTCATCGAATCGATGCTGATCGCCAGAAAGGGAATTTATAATTATCCGAAGTTCTGGCGCGAATGTTTCCGACTACGACCGGAAAAGAAAATCATTGACGAAAATAAACCAGAGGAATAAACTGTTTCATGAAGGTAAAGGATGGAACTACACAAAAACCCTGTTACCTAGACTGGGGTTTTTGTGCTATACAATAAAAAACATGGAACCTGTCAAATTACAGCCTCACAGGATTCGTTTTAAGAGGTTCTTTTGGTCACTGGCTTGTCTTCCCTCCTCTCGTTTTGATCTCTCCAGATGCCTCCTTTGCTTTGATCAATTTGACCTGTTTGAGTGTGAACACTCTTCCGGATGGTGAACGGAACTTTCCTTTCATTGGCCCGGAGGTTATTTTTTCAAAAGGCATTTACGAAAGAGAAATATTGCAATCGAAATTATAGAGCATCCAATCAAGAAACGGAAATCTTTTTCTGGAACATCTTTATCAAGAATGGCCGCGCAGAAAAATAATGCCCCCGCAATGAGGAATGTATAGCTGACAATCTTGGCGCCACATTGCCTGACATCGTAATCAAACATGGACATGGGGCTTTAGAAAATATGCTTTCCATTCATATGATCGATTTCATGCTGCATGATAAAAGCGAATTCATTTTTTACTAGCTGTTCTTTGTGATCTGTTCTCTGCCCGGATGGATTTATTTCAATGAAGTTCGCAGTGATACGCGTATATCTATAAACTCCTCTTAGACACATTTTTTCTGCAAAGCTCATACAGCCTTCATTGTGTATTTTCCTTCTTTGCCCTGAGACTATATGCGGATTCACAACTGCAGTGCCACCTTTCAATACAAAGAACCTGAGCGGGGCCTCCTGGTCTATCTGGCAGTGAGCCAGGGCAAGGGCTCCGTTCTTATGGTTGCCGATTGGCAAGTGACACATTTCGGCCATTAATGGCATCAGCTTTCTAACGAAAGTATCAATATCTCCATCTGTGCATTTTTTAGATACCTTGTTAGAAATATTTTGAATGACTCCCTTTATAGCATGTAATTTTTCACTCATAGGAATAAAGAAATTTTGAATTTGGATCGAAAAAGACTGGCTCTCTTTGTATAGCCCGGTCGCAATTGATGTAATATGGACATTTAAAGCATTTTGTGGACCGCTCGCTTTCTTCCACCATGGGGAATTTTCCGGATTCTTGCGCTTCAATATACTGCTGCAGTGCATCAAATACAACGGCCCTTTTTTCAAGTAAGATTTTGGCCGGGATGGTGATAGAAATTGTTCTCGAGAATTTATGTTTATCGACAACATCAATAATGGCATCTCTCAACGTGTCACTATCATCCTGCAACTGGATTAGAAGCTGGTAAAAGCTCATCTGAAAAAGATAATCCCATCCGAACTCTGAAATATCATGGTGTGCACTTTCTACGGACCGCAAGAATTTATAATCCCGGAAGAAATTCGCTTTCGGATCCCTTGGGAACCTGTCAATCTCACCTCTAAGCGCATATTTGCCCATATATCTGTTGGTTATCACCTTAAGCATTTGATAATCACCATTCAAATCTAAAATCGGCTGTCTCTCTGCTTCTTCTATGGCAAGTAAGACGGCTTTTCCTTCCGGTTCGCTTAAAACTTTCATCCCGGTTTCTAATGCATATTTTTTCCTATTCATTCTCGGCGGTGCGATAATCCATTTTTTGCGCCATTCTTTCTCACCATGATACAGAAAATCCTCAAAAGCTAAGCCCTGAAGGAACTTTGCATCATCCTCTTCGAAACCTTCTTCTTCTTTCTCATATTCAAGACAATACCGGTGCTTACATATCAGAAAGTTCTTCAGCTTGCTGGAGGTTATAAAACCCCGGTTTTTCTCTAGATATGATTGATCGCTCATTTTTTTAAAATAAAATTTCTTGCTTAAGACGTTCTTCTCCAATTCCGCAATATTCTTCTTCAAGATCGCAACATATCCATTTGAAATCCATCTCTTTACATACCTTTGCAGTTGTAAAACTTCCAGCAAAACCATCGAATATGAGATCGCTTTCTTTTGCATAGTTCTGTAAACACCAACGCATGAGTTCAAGAGGTTTCTGAGTAGGATGCCAACGAAACTCTTTGTTTTTCATATCTTCCTGCAGCATTCCATTCCAACGATATTTGAGTTTTCTGACTGCTGTTTTGAATGATGTCCATGCTAGTTCGCAATCAGCAAAACTAGAAGTATGATTGTCTTTATCCCATACTAACCAACATGAAGAATTGCTAAGATATTGAACAAAGTAATTCCCTCCCCAAATAATTTGATTTTTTGAAATACGGAAGATTTCCTTGAAATATTCTTTGCTAGGAATGTCATTATTCCATTTATAATTTCCATAATCTTTGGTGCCAGTAATCTTTGAATAACTATTTTTTCTATAAGTTATATTGTTCCCGATTCCATAAGGCGGATCTGTAATCACCAGGTCAATTGCTTTATCAGGGATCATGCGCATTACTTCCAAACAATCACTACATACCACTTGATTAATCATGTCTTGCCAATTTTTAATTTCAGAAAGTGTTTTCATTTCTAAGAACCTCGACAAAGAGAACTTAGTTCTTGATCTGCTTTTTCAGCTTCTTCCGGGGTCAGCTCGTAAGCATAATTCTTTCCGAATGCCTCCTTTATATAGTCAAGATAGCTAAAACTTGGATCTTCCTTTCTTATCTCCCCTTGCAATTCCTTAAACCTCGCTATACGAGTAGTTTTTTCTTTTGGAATGACAGAAGCTTGTTCAGGTTTTTCTTTCTCATCTTCCGGATCCTTTCCGCTTTTAGATTCCATTGCTTCTACGGCTTCTTCATATTTTTTATCTTCGTCTACTGTTCTATCTTCTTCAACTTCTTCTTTTGTCTTGGCATCTGGGCCCTTGAACAATCCTTTCAATGCTTCTTTTGACTCTACAATGCTACTTGGAACTTCTGCTTTTTCAACCGGAACTGTTTCTGTTTCTACTATTTCTGCTTCTTCAACCTTTTTGGTTTTCTTTGCTTTCGCTGCTTTTGTTTTCTTCTTATCCGATTTATTCTCAAAATTCTCTAAACCTTCTTCTGCTGTAGTTTCGATTGCAGCTTCCATAAATTCTGCTTCTTCTGCTAAATATACCACACCTTGATCAAGAACTTCCGGAATGTATTTTCGGATTATGCGGACCACTCCATGCCAGAAAAGCTTATCTTTTGGTGCTTTCTTAGCTGCTTGAGAATTTAATTTCTCTAATTCAAGTAATGTCGATGGATAAGAATAACTTTCGTCTCCTTTTGAAACAGTAACAGTACACAATTTCGGATTCGCATCATCATCATATTCATCTGAGATTGTCCATCCTGCCTTACGTAATTTCTTTGTCATAGCACTTCCATAAATATTGACCCTGCCATTGACAATATAAAGAGAATTCATGGATTCCATAGGAGCCATACCCATTTCTAATCCTGTTTGTATTTTTACCAATGCCTGGTGAGTATTTTTGACATCTGAACCAAAACAACCAGATTTAAAAAACTCATTGGCCAAGGTAAGCATATTGGTAAGCCGATCTTTTTGAAAATAAGTAGAAATCTGATCGGCGGTTCCTTGAGGATTAGTAGATTGTATAGCTGTAGGATCAGTCATTTAAAAAAGAAAAATAATAAAAATTTGCACCTGCTCTCGGTAAAACCGATGACAGGTTGGAAACCTTTATTATTCCTTGGATTTCGGGGCATCTCCTTGTGGAGCTTCATCCCCGGCATCGGATGTTTCTGCTTCTGTTGATGGTGTGTCAGTAACTTCAGGTTCTCCAGGATCAGAAGTATCTGAAATCTCAACAGTAGCATTCTCAAGAGTCCCTCCATCGAGTTCTTCTTTAAGGAGGGCAGCAAGCGAATCTGCAGATTCAGCTTCGACCGTTTTGGTCACTGTGACAAGAAATGTCATTTGTAAAGGGGTTAGTGGATAAGAAACGGGGATAGTAGGTTGTGGAGATGAATAAAATCTTTCCTCTTCTTCTGTGGGAGGCGGATTGAATTCTTGCTTATTCACTCTCTTCAATAACATAATTCAAAAGACATTTTAAATCTGCCATGGCATCCCATATCGCCTCATTGTTTATCGAATGGAACTGCTGAAAATCAGTCAATGCAAATTTTCTTTTCCTCATTGATGCGCTAGTATCCAATGAGTAATGAATGAGCTTTTGCAGTATATCAATGGATTCTTCTTTGATTTCCATGGTTTCTTAAAACGCTTTCAAAACTTCTTTTCTTATTTCTTCAAATTGTTTTGCAGTTATTTCGACAGAAAGGCAATCCATTGAACTTTCAGATGCTTGTTCTAAGCCATTAAATCCCCGTCCCCTTTCTTTAATTGTTTCTGCCTCTTCCTCTGTTTCAGGAACTCTCCTTTTTATGATCTTGAGATGTATTGATGTGGTTCTCATTTTTAAAATTTAAAGGAATCCGATGCTACGCTTACCGTAATGACAAATCAACAGAATGTGATTGATTTTTCTCTGAATCATTGTTATTTACTCTTTTGATTATTTCATGTATATATTCTATCTGTATATTTGCAATTTCCTGCTGTATATTTGCAGCTTCCTGGTCATCATCCATAGCTTCCAGTTTTGAAAAAACTGCGGATGTAACAACCAAGAGAAGGGAGATTATCATGCCCATAAGCCATGCAAACACTCTCCATTTTAAAAAATTCTTGTTATCATCTTCCAAGAGTTTAAGTCTTGTATCTGTCTCTGGCGATGGAACAGAATGCTTCCATAATCTTAATTTCCAGCCCTCTAGCGCTTCCCATATTTTTTCTTCGATCTTTTCCCATAGCCATTCATATTCTTTGGAATCCTTTTTATGCATCAGCTTTCGGCTTAGTATTGAAATATCTTGTGAGAGCTTGAGAACCGGATTGTGCGAATGGAAGGACAACAGCGGTAATAACATATGTAACTATTTCAGGGAAAATATTGCTACTGGCAAGATAAGCAAGAAAAGCAATAATCATAGCCATAAGCGAATTCAACAATGTCCATGAGGCACGTTTGCCAGCCTTTGATTTCAAAAAGTTCAGAAGAAATTCTTTCATAAAAATTTAGAAAAAGAATAAAAATTATCTTTTCGATTCTGCATCCAGTACAGCATTAAGCAATGCTTTTCCATCTCCTGAGAAATCAATCACTCTGATAGGATCATCTTTATGGATTACTGATTCTAAAGCAGTCAATGAAAACAATTCTTCCAATTCACCACCTCCTATAGTCAATCTTCCTGTCCTCGCTGTTTCGATCAATTCTCTTTTCCTAGCCAGAAATTCTTCTTGAGTATTGAATCTATATGCTTTCACTACTTCGATGACTTCGGGAGGAGTTTTTTCAATTATTGTAATTACCTCTGGATCATTTAATGCAATATTACCGCCAGCTCCCACGGAAACACCGAATGCTAATATTGCCGCTCTTTGCTTCCAATCTTTCATAGATTTTCCAAAAGTATCAAAATTCCTAAGAATAAAGGACTCAAAAACATTGTGCAGAAAATTATTTTCATACTGGAATAATTTAAAATTAAGTTTATGGAGCTACTATGCTGTTAGGTATTGGCGGCTCTTCTGCAACTGTTGTGCCATTTACAACAGTTGCATCATTACCATTTACGACACCTGTTTCTGCGCTTTGACCATTGACAGCCCAATATTCTACCAAATCATCTGCTTGTATCTGCCTTGGATTTATACCAGAAGCTAGTGATTTAATATGATTTTCAGATAATGGAGTATCCCAAATTGCTACGTGTCCAACATCTCCATCAAACGGATCTTCTGTACCACTACCCCCTGACCCTGCACCAATCCTAACAGGTGCAGAAGTCGATGGCATATTCCCTGATGTCAATTTCGACCCATCCTCTGCTCCATTGAGATAAACCCGTACTTCTGAGCCATCATACACACCTGCAATGTGATGCCAATTATCCGTTGACAAAGTTGTTGATCCTAGAGCGATTTGTGTTGCGCCATTATAGATAGCAAACAAAGGCTTATCACTACTGTCACTTGATAAAAGGTACTGGAAATCACCACCCGCATCTGACCATTTAGCAAGAATTTTTCCTTCACCATTAAGAATTTCTAATCTTATCCAAGCAGACAAAGTGACTGTGTCGCCTGTGAGATTCAATTCTGATGGATTCCCAGCATCCAAGTAATCATTTGAACCATCAAAGTTTCTGGCAGCCATAGCCACTCCAGCCATAACACCCACAAGAATGAATGTTGCCAGAAAGCCTTTGGCTAATTTTTTAAAGATATTCATATTACTGAGTTATGGTTATTGAAAGTATTTGAGCATCACCAACCATGTCATCGTCACCATCAGAAACAACACGCTCTACTTCCATTCTGAAGTAATCACCTGCCGCAATAGAATCGGCTTGAGCCTGAGTCAAGGTAATAGATGTTGTTGTTATAATTCCTGATGTTGCGTTCGTATCACTGTTTCCTGTTTGCTGTGTAGCAAACGAATCTGAATCAATGTCATTACCACCCTCTGCGTTCGCTTCAAATGAAACTCCCCAAGTAACACCGCCTGTTATCGCTGATTCAGCCACCCAGTCGATATTTACAGTGATGTCATCACCGCTATAGCCACTACCAACACTATTAGTAAATATTACGTTCTCAGCCGTAGTGTCATCGAATACGATGATGGGATGACCATTGCGTGAGAATGCCCCTGCTGGATTACTAGAAGGGTATAAAGCATTATTAGCATCTAAAATTTTTGTAAAAGGAGAACCTCCGTCACCATCTGAGTCTGGAACATTGGAATTTGCTGCCCAATCCGCTTGTGGATCAGTTTGATCCTTACTTGTGCTTGTAAAAATTTGCCCACCATTAGCCAAATTGAAAGCATTCCCTACAACTAAATGACTTGTCGTAGTAGAAGATTGCTTGATATCGAAAAGAGTCTCGTTTGATTCAGGAAGAAAGAAATTGGAAGATACTTGTCGAGAACCATGATCTCCTTCTAAAGTCATGAGAACCGTGTTTTGTAATACTCCATTCACTGTAGCACTGCCAGTGACAGCATCAGTAATAATCTCGTCATCTTGAAAAGTTCCCGATACTCCGGACAATACGATTTGTCCTGTAGCTCCAGAATCACGATCAATCTCTATGGTTCCGGTTGCTCCGCTAGTCGCTCCCGTTGCTATTCCATCCAATGTAAAATTAGCAGTTTGTGCATCATAATCCAGTCGTTGCCAATTTTGACTACCAAAAACCTGTAATCTGCTAAAGGTAAAAGCACTTAAATCTTCATAAACTAACCCATCCCCATATCCGATCAAATTTCCAAAAAATATTGTTACACCTATATTTCTAATCGTTCCTATTTCTTTCGCGTTGATTACAATACTCGAATCTATTAATAAAAAACCACTAGGATCACCATCTATATCAAAAAATGATCCATTAGGTGCGGATATGTTTGCATAATCAATAGCAAGAAAACTATTCGCAGGAACGGAAAGATCAGTAATCAATGCCCCTGTCCCTGTATAAGTCATTTGAGCAAATGCAATCGCTTTTACTTTTGCTAATCCATCCGGGAATGATATTGGATTGACTATAGAAAAATCTTGCATAATTCTATATTCCGTCCCAGCATCAAGTTCATGAGCACCGCCAACCAAAGGCGGAAGATCAGCTTCACTGTAAAGATCAACTGAGCCATGAATAGGATTCCTACTCCCTGCCCCTCCTACTTGCTGCGCTAAAACATTTTGGATCATAAAAATTCCAACTGCCAAGCCCATCAAAACAAAAAGACCGCCTATGATTCTCTCTTTAAAATGTTTCATTAGTTATCAGATAAAGGCGACGCACAATACCAAGCATCATCTCCAAGGTCATATTCAATTTCAATGATATCACCTTTTCCAAGTACAACATCTAATCCTCCATTACAATTAAAACCCGAACCTGCCAATTGTGCTTCACCTTGAATCGTCAGAGTATTTGTATCACTATCTCCTTGGATTTTTATAGTTTCCCCATCACTACCATCTACAATGCTTGGTGTAGCGGTTATCGTGACAGCACCTCCACTTCCTTGTACGCGCATAACACAATTTGTTCCAGTAATCCCACCTCCTGCAGTAATATTTTGTGTTGCTGAAGGGGTACATCCCTGGGTACCATTTACTTCTAAAGTTGCGCCTGCTGTCGTGGTTCCGATCCCAACATTTGTGCCGTTGAATGTCATGACCGTTCCCGTGCTCACACTCCTGCTGTTAGAAAATTTTAATTTATCGGCATCAGTATTATCAACACCTATACTTTTTGAATTGGAATCTCCAATAGAAAAAACAATATTAGCGTCTCCAGTGCTCGTTTGATCAAGTTGTAACATTCCATTATTGAATGTGTTAGTAGATTCAATAAGTACATTCACTGACCCAGCAGTTGTAATTGCTTTCAATGCGTTCGGATCATTCGTAGTGTCATTCTGCGTAAAAAGTCCGGCACGGACAGATTCTGTGTCTGCAACAACTACATTTAATCTTGCACTAACAGCAGTAACCAATCCTACTCCAATCCCCACATTTCCAGCATCATCAATTTTCATTCGAGGGAGTCCAACAGCTACATCATCCTTATCTGTATATTGCCAAAAATAAAGAACATTTTCGCTAGCATTTCCAGCACTACTTCTATTATTTCCCATAGCCCATTTCAAAGCATCTGCATCTCGAAATTGATATTCAGAAAAACCGCCACCAGAATCATCATATTCTTGAACAAGTTCAGAAGATGCTCCGCCATCTATATGTAATATTTCACTCGGAAGGCTTGTACCAATCCCTACATTCCCACTTGAATCAACTCTAATTGCTTCTACTACATTTCCCGAAAGAAAAGATAATTCACCAGAAGCTAGGGCTGTTCCAAATTGAAACAAACCAGTTGTATTTTGCATTTGAAATAAAGCATTTGCAACAACTGAAGATGGAGATTTAAATTGAATGGCACCAATGCTTGCATCAGGAGTTAGGATAGTAATTCCTGCTCCTGCGCTATTTTCAACAACTAAATCATCAACATTGGAATCAGCTGTAACAGAACCAGCAGATGCAGTATGAGTATGTAGAGTACCATCGGGTACTACAATCCCTATTCCGACATTCCCGGAAGAATCGATTCTTACTGCTTCATCAAAAGATTCTGTCATTAACGCAATTTCACCACCAGTTAAATTTGCTCCAAACTGTACTAACCCTGTTGATTGTTGCGCCTGAAATATTGCATATGCATCCGCGGACGGACTTGACCAACGCACACCGCCAACATTTACGTCAGGTGTTAATATGGATATCCCTGCGTTACCATTATTCTCTGCGATAATTTCATCTGCATTTGTATTTGCAGTAACGCTTCCTGCAGTAGCAGTATGAGCATGTAATTTCCCGTCAGGTGTTGTTGTTCCGATTCCAAGCTCATCAGCTGCATCATCAAAACAAAAATTCGCATTATCTTCTGCAATATTATTTGATCCGTCTACGAAAAGGACTGAACATTCAGTAAATGGACTGCCAAGCGCGATGCTTACCGTAAGGGTTCCAACTGTCAAAGCCGTAAAAAATCCATTAGCAATAGGATTTGATACGGTCCCTAAAACAAATGTAGCCAAAGAAGGTACAAGTGTCGTCGAATCAGCCAACTTCCATAAATCTCTCGGTCCTCCAATTGTTCCTTCAGTTCCTCCAGATGGACCAATGGCGGCTGCCGAGCTATTCATAACTAACATCACAGCCAGAAGCAGCGAAGTGATAAGCTTCTTAAAATATTTATTCATAAGAAAATATAAAAAGAGGAAATTAGTCTTGTTTCCTTGATTTCTTGAATGTCAGATCAAATGTCAGAGATCCCGCATCTCCACTCCCAGCCCTCTCTATTTTCATCATGGGGAATGGCCATGCTCCGGACGCGCCTACATTCCCTGCGGCAACCCATGGATTCAGTCCTGCGGCATCTTTCCATTGATCCCAATCAGCCAAATCAGCAGCCAGTGCCCCTGGTAATCCACTCCCAAAAACCTCTATTGCATCATTCACCGACCCCTTCATAAAGCCATTGAATGAATCGAATTCACTTGTGTCTATAGTGATAACATCATTATCTGCTGACATTACGATTCTTGATGAACGCGAGTTTTCTGTCTCTCCTGTATTTGTAATAGTTGTGGCCATGAGAAAATATTTAAAGGTTAGTAAAATTACTATTTTATTTTATGGATTTGTCAATGCTTATTCGATTGTTAAAATAAATTTCTGAAATTCCGCATCGTTCTTTTTGGATGCTTCTTTCAATTGGTCCGCATCAATTTCATATAGTTCTGCAATCTCTTCAATGTCTTTTGAATAAAGCAAGCCATCATTTCTGATTGTGTTCTCCCATGTTTTAAAAAAGATTGCTTGATTCCTTGTCATGTTGTTCTCCTTCTCTGCTGCTTCCAGGAGTCCATCATCAAAAGCATCTTTGACGAATTGAGCGATTGATGATCCTTCTTCTGCTTGTTCTATTGATACAACTTTGTATTCATACCTCTGCCTATCATCTGCATCGATAGAATCTTTTCCTAAAGCATCCTGCAATTCTGCTGCCGTTGCTTGGCTTCCTTTTTCGAGCGCTAGGTTCCATGCATCCATTCCCTCAATATCATCTTCACCCAAAAATCTTGAAATAGTTTCCTGATCTTCTTCAGGTAATTCATTGAATTTCAAAAATGAATCCACAACTCCAGGATTATCACTGAAATTAAATGTCTTAATATCTTCCTGTCCTTTGAAAAATGCAGTTACAAAATCTTTTGCTCTCTTCTCTCCAAAGACATCATTATCAAGTCCTTTGTCTACTGCAGCTAGGAATCGTTCCTTTCTAGCATCATTAAGATTCCGCTTGGCCGCCACATCCAACGTATCAAAAATCTCATTGTTTACAGCAGAAGAAACTTTCGACTCTCTCACGAATTTCCTGAAGAATGGAATTCTATTATCAGCAATCTCTTCTCCTGATACCAGCTTCGCTCCCGTGTCAATCGAATTAGAAACAAATCTTCCCGCTCCGGAAGTGTATTGATCCCACAAATGATCTAAATCATCTGGAAACACATCTACCAACCCATCGGATGCCTTAAATATCATTTCCGCAAGAAGTTGTGCTGCTTTTGTTGTCCCTTTGCTTGTTTGTCCTGACTGTGGAGGAGGAGTCAATCCTAGATTACTATATTGCGGATGTATTTCAAATCCCATAAAATTCTTATTTGTAGCTATTTCATAAATTGGCCTTACTATCGTAGGAGCTACTCCGGCGGCACTAGATTCAACAGGGGAAAATGATGAATATGTGGTTTGGATCACATTTAACACGGCCTCTTCATTGGTTTTTTTGCCAGCCATAAGGTCATATGCATTCGCTCCGAAAGAATAGAATGGTGTATATCCATAACCGATATTCCACAGAGTAAGTTGTTTCCCTCCGATCCCTGGTATTTCTTCCGGAAATTCGAATGCTATTTGCCTGTTCCTTATCCAGTCCGGTATATTATCTTCTCCAATTTGATCTTGTATAAATCTGACCATAAATCCAAGGAATGCTAACCCCGCCGCCGCCCTCCTTGCTCTTTTAGATTTCAATTGAGTCCTTATAACTTTAGATCCACCCTGTATGGCAGGATTTATAAATGCCCACCATGCTTTTAAAACCGGTGACATTTCGCCTTGCCTGGAAAAATTAACAGTCAAATCAGCAGCAGCCTGCACCGCTTTCTGTTTGCTCATCCCTCTTTTTATAAGCTCCTCATATGCAGAAAATCTTACACCTAATTCAACCATGCTATTCACATCTTCCAATGTTTTTCCAATTATTCGTATGGGATTTTTGATTTTCTCAATACCCTGATTTGAAATTTGTTTTTCTAATTTCTCCAGAGATGTTTGAGCTTCCTTTGCATTATTGACCCAAAAATTTCCTACATCTCCACCAACATCAAGAAATTCCTGAAAGACCTTGTCTTTCTTCTGGCCTCTTATATCACGCCAAATTCTTCTTTGAGAAGGTATTGTATTCTTTGCTACCGCCGAAACTAAGCCTTTTTGGTCTACCTTCTCAGCTTTTACATTTATTAAAGCTTCAGTTAAATCTCTTTGAAAATTTGTGACTATAAACTCCGGATTAAATTTTGTTGCAAGCTGGCTCCATAATGAAGTAAACACTCTTACCCCCTTAGAAACTCCTCTAAGCTCTGCTATTTTAGTATTTCTCAACGCCCATGCCACTCTTTCATCTTTGACAGTTATAAACTTTTGTTTTCCATCTACTTTTACACTAACGACATCATCTCCCAATTTGAATTTTGGATCGAATTCCTGTATTTCGCCTTTGTTATTGAATACCGGTATGGTTTTTTGAGATTCAATCTGGAATTGTGTTTTCATAAAAGGAAATGCTTCCACTAAAGAAAGTATTGTTTTCCCAACATCATTTTTTATTATTCTAACTTCAGCTTTCTGTAAATTCCGAAAGATTTGAGCTGTAGGTGATAGAACTTCCTTCTTGCTTCCTCTCGCTCTTTTTATTTCTTTTCCTTTTATATCTATCCCCGAACCAGTGCCAGGTCCAAAGAATTTATCCTCAATATCTCTTTGTAATGGAACATAGTTTTTGTATGCAGCTTGTATCAACTTTTTTTCTTTTGGTTTAATCATGCCATTTTTTTCAAGCATGTCTAATGTGCGATCACTTACTTTTTTCAAGTCTTTGGCAAATCGATCTAATTCTTCTTTTTGCCCTGAATCTTCAGCATTTTTTATTATTTGCTGTGCTTCAATATCTGTCATTCCACTTAATCCATCCTCCGGCACACGCCCTTCTTCAACGGCCACTTCTTTCATCTTTGCGTTTCTTTCCGGACCATGTAAAGCCCTCATATATGTGTCTAAATCAGATAATTCTATGTCGGCAGTATTTAATTCTTGCATGAATTTTAATTTTTCTTCCTCTATTTTTTCTACTTTTCTTGACACCACCCTTGGCAGCATGTCTTTTTTTGCCCATAGATCAAGATAATCAGGAACTTCTTCCCCGGTTTCTTCAATAATTAATTCATTGAGTTTTTTTAAACGGATATTGCTGTCTTCGATATATCGTCTTACGGCCTCCCATTTCGTTTCTTTTGGCAAATCAATTTGTGGCAAATCCTGAGATAAAATCGGTGATGTTGTCTGTGATGGTGGCACCCCTGAAGGAACTGGACCTAGAACATCTTTTATATCTGGCCTTATTTCCACTTGCTTCTCTTTTTTTACAGGAGGATTCTTGGCAATCTGTGTATTTCGTGCGGCCTTTGTAGTGGCAAGAGCAACTTTCTCTCCAGTAGGTGTTCTCAATTCCTGCTTAAAAAATTGAAATGCTTCATCTGTATCAAATGTTTCTCCATTGACTTGACCTTCTTCCAATGTTTTGAAAACTCTCTCAAATTCCTGTAGTCCTTTCGATGGTCCTTTTGTTTTCACTTCTGCACTCTGTAATCTTTGATTAATCAAATTGACGATTGATGGCGCATCTGTTTGTTCCACAAAATCAGAAAAATTCTGTGCTCTTCCGGAAATTATATTTGCTCCAAATCTTTTGAATTTACTCAGACTTTTGGCTAATTGCCTTGCTATTTCCTCAGTTCTTGTGCGAGCGCCTTCTGGTACTTCTGAAGGCGGTAATGACGGTTTTTTGGCTTGCTGCTCAATTAATTCTATAGCGCCTTCTAAATCAACAAATGAATCAAGCTTTTCTTCAAAAGCATCTTCTGCTTTCTTTGTCAAATCTTTGAGTTCTTGAGCATCGAGACTGCCAAATCTTTCTTCAAGTCTTTTTGAAGCTGCTAATTCCTGAGCTTCGGTCGGTTCTCCCGGAACCAGTTCTCCACCCGGCGGTACGGGTTTTTCAAATCCCGGAATTCGTATGAATCCTTTCTGATCGGCAATCAAATCAAGATTCCTTTCAATCGTTTCTTTCGCATTACCTTTAAATGTCTCTGCTTTCTGCTTCATGTTCTCGGTGAATGCTTCGGAAACTCTTTTTAATTCTTCTGGCTTTAATCTCGGTACACGAATCTTAGCTGCTCTTTGTCCTTTTAAAACAGCGGCCCTTTGTTTTGATGTAGAATGCTTTACCCATTCAACAGCAAGAGGATTCTGTTTTACACCAATTTCTCCCACCTGGACCACCCTTATATCTTCTCTAGGAATCTTTACTGTCTTATGTGTAATCGGCCGTGTTATATCTGCCAGACCTTTTATATCCTTCCTCAGATTCACTCTTTCGCTCTGTGCGAACTTTCCGGCTGATTGAAAAACATTCCCTCCAAATTTGAATGCTGACATTATAAGAGCATCCAGTGCGGATTCTTCATCAGTCCTGCCATCTTGTTTTGAAATCAAAAACTGAGTTGAAAAGACTGCCGGGACTCCAATGGTTATTGAGTTTGGTAAGAAAGCCACACCTAGCAGTGCTCCTTGTACAAAATCTTTTGCTCCGGAAAGCAATCTGCTTTCGCCTTCTTCAAATTCCCTCGCTTGGCCAAGCGTCGTAGTAGCACCTCCAAATATTAAAGCATTTTTTACAACTGAAAATGCTGTTGGAAATCTTTGAACAAATGCGGAAACAGCCGGAATGGAAGTCGCAGCCTGGATAGGGACCGTTATTGCTTTTGCAAGGCTGGCAAATAAAGCTACATTCCCTATGGCCTCAGTCGCTTTCGCAAAATCCTGATCGACATCTATCCCTTTGAATAATTCTTCAGTTGTTGCAGCATCTCTGCCTGTAATTTGCTCTAATGCAAACACAAGAGGATCAGCCGCTTTTGAAAACCCAAATCCGGCGCCGGCAACAGCTTCCTGAATACGTCCTTCCGTAAAAGGTTTTTTAAAATCTTCTAAAATTGCATCCCCGATCGATGCAAGAGATCCTCCAAATCTATTTATTTTACTCTGGAATGTTTCATTGCCCTCATCATCAAAGAAGGCCTCTTCAGCAAGAAATGTTCTTGCGGGTATCCTCCCTTGAGAAATCGTTGCAGAAGGAATCCCGCTAGGTGGTTCTATTATACCTGGTTCCAAGTTCTGATTCAATTCTCTCCGTAGGCTGCTATCGACTCTAAGGCTGACGGGAACACGCCTTTCTGTAGTTTCTCCGGTCACTAGATCATCCGATGTTGTAATCCTGCTCCTGTTATCTGCTTCTCTGTCTATTTCAACTTGGAGTTCACTTTGAGAAACTTCATCATCATCTTCATCCTCTTTTCTGAATGCTCTCCGGACAAGAGATTGTCCTGCTGTCTGTGCCGCTGATATGAGTAAACTTGCTAATGGCATATTACATGAAAAATTATTTAACCCTAGTCCCCGTTATTGCCAACTGAGAATTAGCCTTCCCTGAAACAACTGATTCCACGCTGGCTAATGCCTCAGCAACACTTAATCCTGAATCAATATCATTTTGAAACTGCCTAGCTAATGTTCTGTTCAATGATGAATTCCCCCTAGTAAGCACATCTATTCTGTTCAATGCTCTTTGCAAATCTCCAGAAGTATCTTCTGTCTCAGTTGGTTCTTCTTCTGGAGCCTCTCTTTGAAAGCGCCTTGCTCTTGTTGCTAAGTCACTTCCTTCAAAAAAGAATGTAGCTGCTGTTTCTCTCGCTGTGAGCTTATCGCTTTGCTGAAGAATATTATTGATTTGATCAATAGATTTTCCGGAAAAATCTTGATTCACTACATATGTCGTGTAGTCCACATGTCCACCTGTTCCCCCTGTACTTGCAAAAGTTGTACCACTGTTTCCCTGGGATCCGATGAATGTATTCAATCCTATTTTATCACCTATATTTAGGGATTCATTGAACATGCTGGTATTGTTTTGATCTGCGGCTGATCCCTTCTGTCCGAAATGACTCAAGCGCACAATGTTTCCATTCTCTTTTTGAATCAGTGCGAAATTGCCGAATCCATCAGGATCTTTTCCGAATCCGATAAATGTTCCAGATATTGGAGATGAAACGTCTGATCCATCAGCACCATGGTCCACATCAAGGCCCCATATCCATGGTGATTCTCGGTCTATCTGTGTAACTGTTCCGGACTCTCCACCGAAAGAAATCCTTTGATTTAATCTAAGATCATTTGCTTCTGTTACAAAAGATTGCCCTACTTCTTCAGTGAATCCCTGGGTTACACCAGCTTGTGTTCCTCCTTGAGCGGATCTTCGGATCACATCGGTCCCCGGAAAGGCTGATTCTCCGGAAATACCGAGAGATATCTTCTGTGTTTTGAATTCTCCGGTTTCCGGATTGAATAATAATGCAGATACAAATTCTTCTCCATTTTGATCTGTGAACTTAGTTGATCCCTTGAATTCAAATGCAGGCTCAGAAAATTCCAATTGCTGAAATAAATTAGTAGGCAAGTCCGCTCTCGTTAAATCTCTCTGTATTGTTGCTTGATCTGCTTCCGGAAGATCAGCAAAAGTCAGGCCGTTTTCTTTCATAATATTATATGTCGTTTGAACATTGGCTCTGGCATTGTCAACAATCTTCTCATCCTCCGCTTTTTCATCTTTTTCTATACCGCGCATCAAATTCAAAAGCTGCACATTTTGACTGAATTCAGTGTTATATTTATTCAAAGCATTAGTATAGTCTGTCTGCTCGAATCTCATAATTTGATCTATGGTTTGATATTTCATTTGCAACTCATCGACCAATCGAGACTTTTGCCTTCCGAGAAAATCAAGTCTTTCTAATTCTTGTCTTTCAACTTCGCTAACTCTTCCGGAGATCACACTTGTTGCTACGGGCCTGTCAAGTTCTGCTTGTGTGCGTTGCCGTAGCGTAGCCTGGATTTGTTCCTCCTGCGCTTTTATATCACTTAGCTGGGTTTCCAGTGTTTCCACACTAAAGTCACTTCTAAGCTCATTGAACTTGTCAGCAGCACTAAATTGCTCTGGAGATTGTGATGACAGAAAATCAATCCCTTCAATCCCGGTCCCTTCAAATAATCTTGCAAATTCTTCTCTCACTGGTGGACCTTCACCAGCCGCAAATTGAGAAAGCATAGCAGCATTGATACTTTCTACTGATTGCTCAGGTGTTTCGCCTGAAATTCCTTGGTCTTCAAAAGAAATACCTAATCTTTCTAATTCGTCCCTTGCGGGTTGTTGGGTTAATCCACTCTCTGCTTCTGCCTTTCTTCGTAATGCCTTTATTCTTTCCGCTTCGGTTGGCCTTAATCTGCCAACTCCATCTGTTTGCAACTCCCTGGTACGTGTTACAAATAGATCTGGTACGGCCGTCCCCTCTTTTTCTGCTTTTCTTTTTAAAGCTTCTAGCCTTGCTTGTTCAGTTGGCTTTATACGACCTGGACCATCTGTTTGCAATGTTCTAGTTCCAAGAGGAGGTATTGGTTGTCCTGCTGCTGCAGCAGCTCTTTTTGCAGGATTTCTTTCAGTAGTAAATTCAGTTAAATCAGATATATCTCCAGGCGCACCGAACCCACCGACAACCCTTCTCAATGATCCTATGTCTCCGAACCGGCTAGTATCACCTCCAGCTTCAATTATCCCAAAAGCTTCTCTTTGGAGTTGCTCTGTAAATCTTCGAGCTTGACTTATTTGCTCTTGAGAAGAAATTCCTCTTCCTCTACTCGCATCGAGTAATATTTTTTCTGCTGCCTCTGACTGTTTAAATAACTTGTTTTGTGCGGAACTAAAGGGACCTCCTCTAGATATCGATAATGATCCATCTTTCCTGACTATGAATCCAGGGGTAGTTACTCCTGTACTTCTGCCAGTTACAAGTCCTTGGAGCCCTAGAGCCCCTGCGGATCGATTCAAGTTCCCTGTGCTTTGGTTCGTAGTGTGGGACATATTTAGAAATCAAAAATATGAAATATTATGCTATTGTTCCTAGCTGAAGATATCTGGTAAGTCCTCCTGGTATAGTACATTTTACAAAATGGGTGAGAGTGAATGTTTTAGCTCCTACTGCTTCTACAGGGTTTCCTACACCTATGGTTGTGACAAATTCAATCATTTCTTCTGATAAATCTGCTTGACCAAGTATTAAAACAGGTATTGCTCCACTCACAGAAGATTGATCTATATTTAATGAACTTAAAGTCCCCGCTCCACCCGCTATATTTCCTGAAGTAGAGAAATTAGAAGAAGTAGAAGTCCAGTTTATATGCTCATCATCCACAAAATTCAATAATTGATCATGATCAACACCACCGGGGAGAACATCAGCAGTTATCGCTGGCGTAGCATCATCATATGTAAAATTAATACTCACCGTGTCAGTGAGTATCCCCCCTACAGCATCTTGAGCACGTTCATCTGTAAAATATAAATTTATCGAACCTTCCGGTAAATCATCAGTGTCAGTAGCAGAAAGAGGTGCTTGTGGTTCGAGTCGTTCCATCGCTTGATTGTATTTCAACACTTCACCATCTGCTATAGCTGTTATGTCTACAATCTTGTTAGCCAATATGTTGGCATTTAATCTGTCTTTTATGTCACTTTGTCTCAAAACAACCCTTCTCCTCTCTCGAATATCGGTCAGATTCCCTCTTTCTATAGAATCGCTTATCCCTCTCACCCTTGAGGGGATATCAGTAGCTCCTAGCCTTTGTTTTTTTTGCTTAAAAATCATTAAAAATTAAGAGAAAGACTTTCAATTTCCGGAGCATTGTTGACGCTTGCCGTAGTGGATATTTTTAATTGTAAGACATTAGAATCCGGAATTTCAATACCGGCTTTTTTTAAAGAATTGATAGTATCAGTTTCTAATGTGACTGTCTCGAAAACATCATAATTCACGCTTTTCTGAAGAGTGATATCCGTTCCGGTCGGCAATGATCTGTATGGAATCCTTGCCATAAACTTCTTAATTTCATCTCTATTGAAATTCAAAATCCTAGTTTCAAAAAATGCTCCGGAAAATTTATTATCCCAATCAATAATATCGACACCAAAATTTGATCCATCTTTCCATGATGCCAAAAAACTATCTCCAATCATTTCGATAGCGCCGATCTCAATACTTGCTGTTTTGTTTTGAGAAATTACATATGGCAATGAAAGCACATTTGGATAATTTGATGCATATGCTCCTAAATCATAAACACCTTGCTTTGAAGGATTACCGCTCAAATTTGATAATCCAAAAATTGGAATACCATTAAAATTTTCTGATGCATTTAAATGTACAATCGCCTGATTTGTATCTGTCCAGTCTCCTTGTATCCTTTTGAATCTATCAAGCTGAAGACCATCATAGACATATAGATTTCCTTTTACTCCAGCTTGAGCAACTGTGAAATTATCAAAATTCAGAAATGAGTTTATGGCTACTTCAGGAACCGGATCAGAATTCCGAAAGCTTACTGAGAATGTGTCCCATCGAAATACCATTGCCCCATTTACGGTATCTGCAATTTTTGTTCCAATAAGCAAATCTTCAGATGATTCTCCAAGAGAGGTGATAACAAATTGTTTTCTGATATCCAATGCATTTGCTGCAAACACATCAGAAGTGTCTACTTGTGCAAGCTGATTACCATCTCCAATATACAATATTTCATTCTTTTCTCGCATTGGATGGAAATTTGCATTTGTTATGGCGAACGTGGCGAAATCATCGTCTCTTGATCCGATCCCAGTTGTTACCGTCCATCTCCCCAATCTGCTTTCCATGGAATAATAAATAAATCCATTATGTTCTTCTGCATCAAGAATATTAGCTGCTCCTGCTGCCGGAGTTGCAGTTGCTTCCAGCGAATACACCCCTGCCCCGGTACGTTTCCATATTTTTCCGCTTTCTGAGCTAAAGAAATATGTATTGCCATCTGAAGATGGTACAATAGCCTTCACAAATTCATCTATTGTCGATCCACTGTCTTTCTTTAATGCTTGTGCAACTTTCAATATTCCGGGCTCCGAATGCAAATCAAATCCCACAAGGGAAGCAACTGAATTTGCCGGTCCTTGAAACTTTGAATCGGATATACCGCCGAGATTGAAATTTTCAATAATAAGATTTGGCATATTTAAGTGGTTGGTTTGTTGACTTTAATCCAAACGGAAGATAGTTGTTTTATTACTTTCCTCCATATCCCGGAAAAGAATCCTCCATATTTTTCTCCAGAGCCGTAATTTACACCTGATCCATAAGTAGCCACAGTAATTAGAAAAATAGATTTGAACCATCACTATAAATTCTTTTATTCCCATTATCAGTAGTAATCGTTGCCGTAGCCGATCCATTAAATGTTTCACTGCCTTCCGATGCAAGGGTTATCGTATGTGTTGCTGCTGCCCCGGCTATATCCGCAATCAACCATCCTTCAAAATTAGGAATACCGATCAATGCGCTAGGGAATGTGATTGTTCTTGGCGCAGTTAATGTTTTCATGAATACCGCTTTATCTTCCAGTGTCAGAGTATAATTGGCATCGCTTATCTCATGAATTCTTTGCTTTGCCTTATTATTTTCACTTTCAATTCCTAGTGGGAATATGGCTGCAATTAAAGTATCGCGCACAAGTTCCCTTCCGGCAGTATCCAGATGCAAATTATCACCGAGTATCAATCCTCCTTGTGTTTGATCGTCATCTGTAGACAAAACAAACGACGACCACAAATCCACCACATGATATCCAAATACTTTTGTGTTTTTCCTGATGAATGTATTGTATTCCCTTAGTTTCTGGTTCTTTGAATGTATCTTATTATTCCCATCAGTATCATCCACTGTAAATGCTATGTCGATTGATCCGGACATTCCGGAGTTGTTTTGTTCAGTCAATGTGATTGTTCCATCTCCTACGAGAGTTCCTTCTACTACAAGAGCTGTTTTTGCGACATCACTAAATAAGGAAAATTTTCTTGTTCCTGCGGTATCTGTTAGTTCCCAATACAATATCCCTGCATCACTATTTTGAGAATCCATCTCTGTTAAATCGAGATTAGATAACTGACTACTGGCATCTCCTTTGTCTTCCAGTTCATCACCATTTGCCGGGAAATATGTCATCAGATATAATTCCCATCCATCTTTCATAATATTTTGAATCAGGGTTGTTAATGCTGCCGTGGCATTTACAACCGTGTCAACTGTTGATCTTCCAAAATCATTGGTCCCGATCAATAATGTCGCAATATTACGCGCTTCTTTTGTTCTTCTCGGAAAGAGAGCAGTGCTCAACCTAGCATCAACTTCTGCAATTTTATCTCCTGCCAATCCTTCGTTTATAATTGTAACGGATTCATTTTTGAATTTGTCTAACATCAATGCCGGATAATTTCTTCCGAAATCAAGAGATGCTGCCAGGCGTTGTGTATTAGAATCACCCAAGCAAACAACATTCACAAAGTTCTCAATAATTTTGCTCTTATAATTATCAAATTGCGGAATATCTGAGGAAGACTGAGAAGCTAGTCCTGTAATTGGATCAATGAAAGTTTCCAGGATGCTATCATTTGATGCGATCATAGATAAAATTTCTCCAGTTGCATCTCGCAGAATGGCACTAACATGATTATTAAACACCTTTATCTCCCAATTAAATGTCGCAGCATTTGATAATGCGGGAGATAAAGTGTTTTCAACTACCGTTGTAGTAATACTTGATACTACTTTTGAAAATCTAAAATGTGCGGTTGAATTTGCATAAAAGATGAGCAGATAATCAGAACTTACAGTGCGTCGAAAATTTAACATTGCTGATTTGATATTGGCATTAATATCCACGCTTATAACTATGTTCTTTCCATATGAGTTGCGTTCTGACCATGAAGCCAGTCTGAAATTTCCCGGACCTTCCGTGATTGTTAATTTTCCTCCCGACACAGTAAATGTCGAATCTGTATCTGAATTTGATACTTCCCATTCATTATCATTTACAGAGAAATCATCACTTCTCTGTACTTGTTTTTTTTCATAAAGTAATTCATTTTTATGGGCTTGGATTTGTTGATTCGTTCTCAATGGAGAATTTACCACCGTGTTGTCTTCTCCTGCCTCTGCTTGCGCTTGTGTCGCAATAGCTGTTGATCCTGATACATTGGCATCGATCATTTGCTTTATCCTCTGTGCAGTCCATGCTCGAACAATAGTAGCTGTTGCCGCCTCTGCTTCTGCTTGAGAAACAGTATCCAGTGTATTTGCTCTTTCCCATGCTGTATTTGCAGCATTCCTTTTATATGCACCAACTCCGTTCGTACCATCTGTCGTGTCTAATGTCAATTGCTGATGCGGTACAACTTTTATTGCATATGAATCTGATGTTGACCATGTGTTATCTGTTCCTTCGATCAATTTCGTCAAAGTTAATTGAGTCTCCGAATTAACCGCTTTCACAACTGCAAAAGAGGAATCAGTAATATTCCCGACTATATCACCGGCAACAACTCCATCAGTAACAAAAGTTGCAGTGCTGTCGATCAGAACACTTCCGGATGCTACTCCTGTTGTCGTGCCTGTTATCGGGCTTGGCAATGTAGAAACTTGTAATGATGGAGCATATAACATCTCCCTGATCTGGTGTTCGGCCAAAACCTCTAGCCCATTAGGATCATTTTCAAACTGGTAATAAATATTTCTAGGAAGTGTCATGGGAAAAAAGAAAAATTAGTAATTTATACCTGAATCATGTGGTACCGATGTTTGGAATGATCTATCGAGATTCATTCCCGTAAGAGCAGCAATAGCATCATCAAAATCTTGTGGATATTTAGCTTCAAATGCCGTCAATGGCATACGCGGAGTTTGGCTATCCTTATAGTCTATAATAATTCGCCTTGCTAGTAATTCATGGAATTGCCTGGGGAATCCGGAACCGGCCACACCAGGATCCTTAGAGATATCATCTGTGCTAGTGAGATCATCGAAATCAGATGGCCACATTATGTAATGCAACAATAATCCATCATTTACAAAGGTTATCGCACTTCCACTGAAGATAAATATCGAATTACGGAAGATATCATATTCTGGCCTGTTATCAGAAAATGTTTTTTGAATTGTCGCTTCATCTGTTGTGGCTTGTGCAAAACTTTGAAAATTTGTAGGGATTGGAAAATCCAGAGGATTGTTGTCCTGATCCAGATTCCTTTGCCTATATGAATTCAAATCAAATTCCCATACTCTTCTAAAATTCGTTCCATCAAGTTTAGCTTCTAACATTTTTACATTATTCATTACATCCTCCGGAAAAGGATATTCTCTTTGTCCTGCGACCAAGTCTCTTGTAGCTTGCATCCCAAAAATATCTTCATTTGCTTTGGCAATCTCTTTAGACATATCATCTTTAAAAAGATTGGCAAGCAAAAGAATATCAGCATTAGCAAATGTTGCCGAGTCTGTCTTGGTCTTAAAACGAATATATGTTGTAAAATCTACGAAATTCATTGCAACAGAAAAAATTTGAAATCTGCGGATTTCATTTTTTAGTTGATGTTGGCTTTAGAGAACGAAAGTATTGGTATTGAATGGATATGGAGTATCCACAAACACCGCATTCGGAACAACTGTAGCATCATCAAGATCTGTGGTTGCTCCTACGAAATTTCCTGTTCCTGTAGGATTAATAGTGAAAAATCCCACAACAGCCTGATTTGCAGGAATTGTTGGAAATACGACGGCAGCAAGTGTCGCGCCTTGGGTTCCAGCAGTAACCGTTACTGCTCCCGCACTATCAATAGTCACGACAAATACATTAAACAATGCATTTGTAACTGTTGAAACTGGTAATACATGATCAGCCGTTGTTTTTACCAAAAGCGTACCATTCGCCATTGCGCGAATCGTATTTGCAATTTTAACTTGAGGTTTTGTTGTGCCGACAGCAAGTGCTCCAGAATTAAGAACAACATCAACAAGGTTGTCTTGTACTTTCTGAAGGGCATCTCTGAAATTTTGGTCTGATGTTCCTGCTCCGGCAATAAGTGATTTGGTTTGACTCATTTGAAAAATAGTTACAGAATAAAAAAATTGTGAATTTCAGGTTATTCTAATTTTCTTATTATTCTAAGTCTCTTAATTTTTCTGGATTTCTAGCGAGAGAATATTCCGGTGCAAGTTGGCTGGGATCAGATTGGATATTATAATGTGCCATGAGCATTTCTGCAATTTGCACAGGAACTTCAACCATTTTTCCCTTAGGGATTTGAAAGCGATAATCATTGATCGTGCAGCTTTCATAGGCTGTTCCAACCTTTTCTCCAGGATACAAAGGAAGATTGATGGTGATTTTCTTCTGCTTATTAAGAATTTTCTGAAATCTTTTCTGTTCCGGATTCAAATTTACATCTGAGGCCACTACCCTCTCTACTACTTTCTGTGGCTTATAATCCGCTTCCTCTTCTTCCTTCTTCTCTTCGGCTTCTTCTTCCATCTCTGGTTCAGAATCAGAATGTGGTTCAGAACTAGATTCTTTCTTTATTTCTTCTTCTTCTTCTTTTTCAAGTTCTTCTAATTGCTCATCTGAAAGAATTTCTTCCTCTTCTTTCTTTTTGATGGTGAATTTCTTTTTAGCACTCATGGTAATAGGGTTTAAAGAATAAAAGTTTATTGTAGGGAATAATACCCTATCAATCAGTGGATTTCATTTTCTAATTTTATGCAGCGGCAGCACTCTCAACTCTAACCAAGAAATCATTATTAAGAATCTTTGCGACAAAAGTAGCTTTCCAGCCAGAAGATTGCCTCTGGTCCAACGGATCAGCAGATCCCGCAGTACCCATTCCTTTGATGATATTTCTCATCGCTTCTCCAGAAATTCGAGTGGTTCCATATGCATGCATTCCGAAAATCAGAGTTGCATACACATCAATTCCTGCGGCTCCGGCTCCGGAAAAAACTTTTGCATTTGTGGTTTCGATAAATCTCACCTCATTGAGATATCCGATCTCACCATCCATAACGGTCCTTTGTGATGGATATTGTTCAACTTTGATAAAGCCAGTCAGTCCATTAAGTGTAAATGCAACATTTGGATGTACAATTCCAATGAAAGATGCATCAAGTGGAGTTGTACTAATCCCGGTATTTGGAGTAACCATTGTATTAATTTTCATTGTTTTATTATTCACTAAAGTTCTTCGTACTTTTTTGACATCATCAGCAGTAATCAAATCAGTAGTAGCAACGGTAACTCTTGATGTAGCGGTTCCGGAGAAACGTACATTCGTACCGGCAACAATGATATCTCGAGTCAACTGATCAAGAGTATCACCAGCCTGATCTCCCAGAATTTCTCCTGCTTCAACCAAAACCGGATCTTTACTCTCAAAATCAAGTACATCAGTAATCAATACAAAATCACCGAATTGATCGACATCAGCGGTAATATCAGTCTTTGCAAGCTGGCTTCCGGTAGGTGTAATCCCTTCAGTAAGCGCAGTTGTTGCAGCAGCGAGATTTGAATAGCGTCTAAATTTTATTTGATTCGTTCCACCTTTGCGGGGAATATCACGAATCTGTGCCCATCGATTATGGACAAATCGTGCAACTGCACGAAAAAGTAGATTCATATCATAAAACTCTGTGTTTTCTTTTGAAATTTGGGTTCTGGTTGTAGCACTCATTGTAATAAGTTTAGAGAATAAAAAATTGTGGATTTCTATTCTCTGTGGATTTACCTTTGGGTATTGGCTAAAACATCATTTTTTGCTTCTTGGAATTCTTTCGGCGTCATTCCTTTCCAGTCTTTGCCTTTATTAGCAGAATTGTCTCCTCCTGAAGTTGATCCCCCTGATATTGTATCATCAGCCTTGGCATCAGCTTCCTTTCTCTTTTTCGCACCTAATTCAAGTAGTTTATCTCCAGCAACTTCAAAGGCGATAGTTTTTATAGGGAGATGGACTCTGCTGGGATGTACTGCGAATCTTTTGATTTTAGCTGAGAATTCTTTGAATTCGGGTCTTTTAGCAATGAACTGGTCAACTTCCAATTCGATTGTGGATTTGGATTCTTCTGCTTGTTTTTCCTCTTGGCTCTGTCTAAAGGAATCAAATTCAGCGCGAGAGACAGGATCATCCGGAGATGCATCAGAATCCTTTGGTTCCTGCAGTTTCTTGATTCTGTCCTGCTGTCTCTTTATGATGAAATCTTTTGTGTCCTTCCTTCGGACAGGTGGGTCTCCATCATCTGATGGGGTCGGTTTGAGCTCTGCGTCATCGGCAGGAGTGGATTTGTCATCTGATGAATTATCATCAGAACTTGATGCGTCTTCGGAGGAGTTATCATCCCCTCCCTCTGCTGATTTTGCATCATCATCGTCAGCAGGAGGTGTAGTGTCTTCCATAGAAAGTGGATTAAAAGAATAAAAAATTTATACAATATTTATGGAGAAAATATTGATAAAACGAGTAATGACTCAGTGGGCCCATTATGGATTACAGAAAAGTTGAAATCCACAGAAAACCATCTTTTCAGACATAATAGGCTTATTGAGTCATCATTCCACTGGTGTCAAAGATCCTTCTTCTTCTTCCACAGGATTTTCTATTTCTGCTCTTGTTTTCGCATAGGGATCATATTCTTTTTTCTCAGGCGACTCGCTCAATTCACGAATAAGATTTTCCGGCATGTTTAACATCTGATTGTAATTATACATTTGATCTTTATCTCTATTTCTTTCCTCTATCGTGTCATATTCCCCTTCAGAAAGGGTTTTTCTTATGTGATTTATATGAACTTTCTCTATCAATTCTTTGAAAAATTTCCATCCATCATACTTTCTCAGTGAGTTAAGTTTTGCGATCGCCTCTTGATTAGAAATTTCTCCTATCATAATGTCTGTGGCGCGGGTAGGTTTAATTGCTGAAATGGTGCTTGCGAATTTGTTGCTTGTGGTTGTGGAACTGCTCCTTGTGGCGCAGGAAGTTGTCCATTTGCTCTCGCTTCTCTTTCTTCAACTTCCCTAATTCCTGCTTTCAGTTTCAAGTTTCGGATATGTGCTTGCACATGTAATTCTGTTGCTTTCGTCTGATTAGCTTTTTGATGGAATTTCAAATGTGTTCGGTCATCATCATTTAATGTTATTGTTACCGGCTGATTCTTGTTCAGTCTCACATTTTCCTGTTCGGCAAGTATTTCCTCTCCAGTCTTAGGAAATAGTGCATTCATCTCTTGTTTTCTGATGCCAACGATCCTGGCAATACTTCTCTGTAAAAACCTTCTATCTACATCCGGATCTTGAGCTATTTGGGCATAAAAACTTTGTCTTGTATTGAGCTCTACTAATCTTTTTGCATCACTGGCAGCCTTTGATTCAACAATTATATCCGGATCTGTCTTAGAGATAATATCCTTTCTCCTAAACGGCCTGATTTGATTCAATGCCCCGCCTGTAATTCTTACCATTTTTTTATCAACTCCTTCACTAAAATGTTTTTTATACAGATCGAGCCATTGTCGCCATAATCTTTTTTCACTCCATCCAAAAATCCTTGCTGATAAAGAGAATCTAGTATCTATCTTGCCTTGTTGTATAGTTAATTCTGTTGCTGTTCGCTTGCTTCTAGCCTGAATGCCTTGTTGCAATTCCGGAGTTGCCGTCGCAGCTTGTGCGCCAAATTCCAATTGACCTAAAATATAGTCTACATCTTGCTTGATCTGTTGCTTTGGTACTTCAGCGATTGCGCCTTCGACCGATCCATCAATAGGTATGAATTTGTTGAATCCTAGCTGCAAATCTCCTTTGTTCTTGATTTTTGATTTATTAAAAAGATACATGGGATATTGAGTCGATTTCATTCCGAACAAAGCCAGGTTCAAAGAAACCGCTCTTGCACGTTGCTTATCTTCTACTAGATCCGCAACACTCACCCCATCCCAAGTATCTGGCATGGGATAAATAACACGGTCAATTACCGGCCATTTAGTTTGGTCCTCAAGTACCTGAAATCTAACAGGCTCTTTGTCTAACTGTTGCCTACTGGAAAATGGAATTGTGATAATAGTCTTTTTCCCTTTCCAATAAGTGAACCATTCCAATAATTCAAAATCTTTATTCTCTCCTTCCAGTTGTCTCATTATCGGATTTACACCCTGCGCCTCTGCTCTCAGTTTTCTGTTCTCATCGAATTCCGAACGAGAGTCTGATGATTTTAATCCCTCAAAGTTTTTGAATTTCGGATTTTCCTTCATCTCTCTTTTGGTCAACCTGATGACTCTGCCAAAAAATCTAGCAGAATTTGTTCTTTTGATGCCTTTTCCGTTTATTGAAACAGCCCTGGGGTCGCGCAAGAAAGTCATCATATCCATGCATTCCGGAACAGGGACTTTCTTCTTCTTATTCCATTCCATCATCATACATAGAGCATGTCCATAAAAAGTAGCGCCCCAATCCCAATCATAATCCAATTCATCTTTTTTCATCTCTGCATGATCGAATGCGGCCAATGATGTAAGATTATCGGCCATGTCTTCATCTCCTATTTCCCTTGGCAAAAAATCCACTTGCAATTCATCATTATACAATGATGCAAGTACTGTCTGATGGATCCGGAACAAAAGCGGATCCCCTACTGTTTCGTTATTGCGCCTCTGGTTGTTATATAACTTGAGTCTTACTATCCACTCATTCCATTTGGGCTTTATAAAATCCTTTGCCAAAGAGAACTCTTCTAATACTTGTTTTGTGACAACGGAAAAATCTTCTTTTTCCATTTTGTCAGCATCTCTTTTGGCCTGTCCGTTGTCATCGGAATTTAAATGCATAGTTACAGAATTTAGTAGTTCTATAACTATTTTATTTTATGAGTTTGTCAAGAGTTTATTTGCGAGGGATTACATCTTTTAAAGATTCATAATTCTTTAAATAACAATAAATCAAAACTTCGCTGACATTTATTTTTTTAGATAATTCTTTTACAGAATACATTTGCCCTTTATATTTTGTTTTCAAAATGCCATCATACTTTTTAAATTTTATGGATTTTGCCCATCCATATTTTTTTACTCTAACGAATAACGCTTGTTTAGTTATACCAAGCTCTTTCGACTTTTTATCAAGAGTGACTGGATAATGTTGATAACTTCTTTTCTTCATAGGGTTTGGGGTGATAGAGTTAAAAATCACCCATAAGGGCTCTTTATCGATTGCATATCCCCCTCATGATAATACGGATCAAAACTCTGGTTTGAGAATCCTTCCAGAGATTGATCCTGCACATTTTCCACAAAACTTGGATTCATGAACAGGAATCTTCCCAGGTCTTCAATCATATGATCATCTTTGTCAACTGGCTTCTCTTTTGGGTTTTTGTCTTCGGCTGTTCTTCCTACCCATTCCTGCCAGCGATAATGTTCCATTTCCCATAGATGCCGTGGACATGTGTCGAAAAAATACAGTTCCGGCATCTTTCGGAATTGCTCTGCCTTTCCATCAGGATCCCGAATGACTTCATAATGCAATGCTTCGGTTATGCTTCTGTTAGCTTGTTCTCTGGCTTTCGTGGCCTCCTGGTAATGCAATCCATGGCCTGCTAACCGCATAGCAAGAGATGATTCAGTATGTTGATCTTCAATGAATGCGGCCGGGTCAGCAAATCTTCCCTCTATCCTGTAGTTGCTAGCTTTTGACTTTATCCTTTCTGCAAGTTCTTTATCTCCACCGGTACATTTCAACCATAATTCATCAATGACAAATTTGGTGCCTTGTCTATCAACTGCATACCATCCTACTGCATCCGGATTTCGAGGATGCGGATCAAGGAATTCATAAACTGCATATTCCCCATGCGTAGCCTGGAATGGAGAAATCACATGTATATTCCGGGAGAATGTCTTAAAAATTATCCCGGTTAAATGTTGGAATTTTCCTTTGATACGGGCCTGTTTATCTTCATCATCATATTGTGAAACCATGCGCTCAATATCGTCATGCTTGAGAAACCCACGAATCCCATGCTCTATGCAGGCGCTTTCTACATCCGCTTCAAGATATGAACGATATCCTTCTTCGCGATCAGGATTAGCAATGATTTCATCATACATCCATGCTGATCCCGTAAGCGGGGTTGCTGTGATAAAAGTTAATCCTCCTTTTCTCAGCCTGGAAATACATGCTTTATAAATGGATTGTGGAGGAGGTTCATCAAACCAGATGAGTCCGAGAGTCGGTCCTTCAAATTCTTTCGCTGCTTGGTCGTAACTCATGATATCGAATTCCCATCCTGAATCAGTTGTCCAATGGAATTCATAATTTTTTCCACGTTTCTCGCATTTGAAGCCATCATAAGGGAATTGATCTTTCAAGTTTTCAATAACACTATCCACACCGGTCAATTTCGATGGTTCTGTGCATATCCTGGCTCTCTTTGGATATGGCCATTTTTTCCAGAGTGGATTTTGGAACCACTGGCTCCCACATGGCCAGAAAAGATGCGCGAACATATTTACGCCAAGGAATGACTTGCCGATGCCATTAGCAGCACTAAAAAGGCTGGTGACATATTTTCCGGATCCGACGAGATTTATAAATTGCTCTCCTTTTCCGGTTGGTTCATAATACCGATATTTCTCTTGTTTAAGCCGTCTTAGGCGTTCTTCTTTAAGTAATCGTAATTCCTGTTCATCCATTTTTTGAAGGAAAAATTTCGTTGCAAACTTTGAATGCCATGTCTCTAAATTCTGTGAATGTTTTTGGCATTTCACTAGCATAATGCAAATTAAGATTGTACATAAGCTTATCAATTCCTTTTTGGATGGCCTTCTCTATCAATCCTCTCAGAATAGTCTCTGCGGCGACTTCCTCAAATCCCATACCATGTTCACACATGATCTCTTCTATTTCTTTCAGTGTTTCGCTTAATTTGATTTTCCATGGCTCATTGTAGTAATTTTTCATAAATTCTGCTGTTTCTTTCCTTTGTTTTTCAGGATCAATGCCGAACTTTTTGTAAAGTTCTGCGATTATTTCTTTCTCTTGCTGCGGTGATATTTGGGTTTTCATGGGAAAAGATAAAATTATTTCTTAAGTTTATATTGTTCATCTTTGATGGCCTCATCGAGCTCATCATCTTTCAGCTTTTTTAATTCCAATACAATTGTCTGTTTGCCATCTTTCCACATGCCGAGATGCTTCCCAATAAGCTCCAGGGTTCCTTTGGCATTCGTGGCATCGACAGGCTTGATATACTGCCCACTCTTTACTTTTTTATCAATCATTATCATGGATCTCATGCATGATTCCTTGAGGTCCTGGAGGTCTTTGAGTACATCATCTGATTTCATCTTGAGCCTTCTTTTCCTGGCTTTTATCAATTTGTCTACGAAATCCCATACCAGATGGTCATCGCTATCTATTTTCTTCTTCGTAACCCATTTCGGACAAATATGTTTACAATACCATGAAGAGAATCCGGCACGTTTGCCGGCGGCATAGGCATTCAAATCGAGCACATATTCACGAGCGAATATTTCCTTTTTATATGTCATAATCTTTCCTTCTGGTCGGCCCGGTTTTCCGGGGAAACTTTTTATTTTTTGTTCCTTCTCTTTCTTCGCCATTTCTTTTTCATGAGCCTCTCTGCTACGCGCTTCTCTAAGTGCAACCATCATTTGCTCTGCAACTTCTTTGTTAGACATTGTTATGGGGAAATATTTTCTTGTAAAATCATCATCGCGCATTCCAATGTTCTCGCTGCTTTCACATAATCATCTCTCCTCGTTCCATTCTTAGGCAATCTGGATAATTTTGATAGATACCTCATATCGGGGCAAAATGTTTTTCTGGATGTAATAGAAAGGCTCAAGTCATAAATTTTCTTATCTTTTTTCCCTTCAATATACCATTTCCCCATGATCCATTTAGCAATCACAATCATTTCTAACGGATCAGAAAAAAGCATTGTTCTCATGGGCATTCCAATTAGATTCAGTTATTTCTCAGTGTGTTATTGCATTTATTCAGATATTGTTGTGCTGTGTTTATCGTACCCCATGATCCACCATTATTATCTGTATCTTGTTTCAAGATTTCCAGTGCTTTCCACATAGCGGATACAGTGGGTCGTATTGTATCTTTCACGAGAGGATTTTCTGATATGGATCCATTATTCATCTTTTCGATATATTCCAGAGGATTCTCATATACTTTCTCTACCTGGGCCATGGACATACCTTTGGTGAATTTTGTCCATGTAGTAAGTTTTTCTTTGATAACATCGAAATGCAGATGCGGGGTCCAGTCCCCGCCTGTTGCTCCAACAGTGCCGATAGCAAAGTCCGGAGATACTTCCTGGCCTTTTTGCACCAATCTCTCATGAGCATGTCCGTACCTGGTCCAGTTCTCAAGGTCAGGATGAAACACAACAATCAGATTACCCCAGCCATCCCCTGTATCTTTTGAAAATTCAACGATTCCATCTGCCATGGGAAAGAACTTCATTCCGAGGTCGGCATGTGCAGAGCTTCCGGCATTGAGGTCCACTCCGGGATGAATAAATCCATCCTCATTGATATCTCCGAAATCATAACCGAGATGATCGTATTGTATCGGGATCTTTAACTTCATATTATTCCAGGTAAAATAATCCTTCCCCGCTTGGAATAAATCCAAGTATAGCAAGGCAGTCTGTAACATTCAATCTTCTTTTGGCTTTCTTATCCTGATGTTTTAAAATAAATTCGACTTTTTCTGTATAATTTTGTATATCTTTCGGATGTCCATTTAAAGCCAAATTTTGTGTTATTATCGGTTCCCCTGATTTTGTGAGTATTATTTTGTCATCTTTGTCAAGTTTATTTTTCTCAAGAAGTCTAGCATAAAGAGTCTTTCCTTTCATGGACTTGTGGATTATAATTATAATCATTATACGCAAGCCTATTAAGAACATCAAGAATTATTTCTGATTTGTTCAAAAAACCATTCTAAATCTTCTACACAATCAGTAACAAAAGCGCATCCATTAGCATCTTCAACCTTTTTAAGAAATGCAAATTGATTGGGGGAAAGTTTCTTTGCTGGATCTTTTTTTTTACCATAAGCATATTCCGGACGTTTTACTTCAATAGCAAGGAATCGGCCATCTGTTAATTGTCCAATAATATCAGATATACCAGGAAATGAGAACCTCACTGGTTGACCTTTTTCATTTATCATTGCTCCTGAATTCATTCGATGCGACCATGCTACTTTAGGATGATATTTCAGGAATTGGATACATTGTTTAAGTACCTGGGCTTCTGATATTTTTATCTTGGAGCCCATTAATTAAAATATTTAACGATCCCTTGTGACACATGGTCAACCGTTTTTTTTGAGAGTTTCTTGTCTTCAGTCTGTTTACATTCGTCTGAAGATGTAAACTGTTTTGAGGTTTTGTTACGTTTGTTCATGTTAAAATATAATCATTAGAGAATTTCTCTAGCTTCCAGATGGATTTTTTGATTCTTCAAGGGCTTTTTTGATCGCAGGAACAAGAATTTCACCTGCGACTTTAGCATCTTTCATTGCCACATTTATTTCAGCAATAGGAATCTGTGCTTGCTCAAAGAGGTCATTTGGTATGTTGAAATCAACAGCAAAATAAACTGTTGGAAGATATTCAACGGAATATCCACTACCACTTTTGATAGGTTCTATTTTTGGGGACACAGAAGCCATCACCCGGGATTTCCCTCGGCTTCCGCGAGCAATACGAAGATAAATACGTGTTTTCATAAGGAAAAAGTTTAAAGAATATAGTTTTTACAAAAGTCAAGTTGGAATGATCTTCTTAATATCTCCACAATTACTACAGAAAATTGCATTCTCCGCTGTTCCTAATGCGTCATAATCTAGGTTTCCTTTTAATGGTGTACTGCATTTTTTACAATGCTTTTGCTGCTTTAGCCGTTGGGGGACTTGGGTGGTCATTCTTCAGGATAAAAAACAATTAAACAATTTCGTTTTCCACAAGCACTACAGTATCCTACCTGTATTCCTCCCGGCTGAATCTTGCGATCATTTAGCTTAGCATCACAACATTTTGAATTATAAAAGTCTTCCTTCTCCTTGCCGTCAGTTTTAGATAAGGTCATTTAGTCAAAGTCAGGAACTGAAAAACCATGCTCATAAGCTTCACCTATTTCTAGGTTTGTTGGAGTATAATAAACAGGATCATCACTAACTTTTTGCCGAGCCTGTTCAGACGAAACAGCTTTCACATCAACAGAACCAGATACTACTACCCTATATATCTTCTTCTTGCCGACGGGGACTGTGGGTGGGGGCATCAAAATGAATCAGTTCTAATTTTAATTTTCACTATTCTGGTTTTTATATCATCCGTAACAGCTATCTTAGCAAGAAAGGCCAAGGCTGTTTGTTTCTCAGGAAAGCACATACCATGGATGGCATTAATAGATTCATATTTCGTGAGAACAACAAAAAGATTTTGTTCTTTTTCTACATCTTCAGCCGGTATTTCGGGGATATCATTTTTCATGGCTTTTTTAATTGAATGATAAATTCAATAGTTTCTCCTAGCTCTGGCTTGCGAAATGCCCATGATTCTTTGACTTCGTATATTCTATACTTTTTTTTATGATGAAAATGCGTTCCCCACTTTTTGCATTCAGAAGGACATCCAGTTACAGGGTTTAACCTGGTTTTACTCAAATACTTTTCCTTTTCCTCCTGCAATGCTTCAAAGTCTGTGCTTCTCAATTCAATATCGCCATTATGAAGTTTTTTGATAGATACTTTCTTAGTCATGGAAGATCCGGTAAAAGGAAATACCCATTCCTCCAGTGCAAAGGTCTTATCTCATCAATCTCGATCACTTTATGCAAATTCTTTGCCTTATCTCCGGATTTATTAATTTTACAAATCACATAGCTATGTTTCTCTTTCCATCTACGGTCTATGAGCATTACTTCATCGGGCATTACCAAATGCTCTCTATCTGTTGTTTTATTATAAAAATCAAAATCAATCCATGCGCAGGCCCAATTGTTTTTATCATTAAAATATTCCTCAGCATTCTTCATGATCCAGTCATGCAATTTCTGAATATATTCCGGCGTACAATCTTTTTCGTTCTTGATTATTTTCATTTTATTGAAGGGATTCATTTAAACCTGTGTAAAGATTTTTTAATATTCTTTACATAGCTACAGACCTATGTAAAGTTTCTTTCTTAGCTCCATACATCGCATTGCGTACTTCCGCTAATGCAAAATAATATTTCTTCGCATCAACCTCCAATTCCATCTGCTGATATTTTAGCATCTGCGTCTTAATCTCTTCCTTAAATTCTTCTTCTATATATGAAAATATAAAATTCGCCCGGGCCCCCTTCTCCTCTCTGTCCTTATCCCAGTCCACCCGGAATAACTCATATCCCAAAGAAACCATGGCCGCTGCGCAACCAAGATTGTAAATTACATATTCCGATGTTTTTTCTTCTGTTTTTTCCATTTTCTTAAAAATTATTATGATGTCAGAATCTCAACAAGTTTGAATGTCCCCCATCTCATATTATCATCTTCAATGTTTTGAAGACTCTTAAATATCTCAGTTACCTTCAAGGATTTAGAATTTAATAAACCATCTTCTATCGTTGCATCCATTTCTTGGATCTCGCTGATTGTGGGAATCAATGTGGTTTTCATCTTCTTTTTTTTAAATTATTAGTTATCTTCCGGATAATCCTCCCAACTCCCCGGCTCCACCCCCAGCCGCTCGCGCGGACCCAAATCATATTCCTCCTGCTTCCCATGCTCCCATACTTCATCCTCCTGATTTCGCTTATCCAAACTCCTCAATCCTCGTATATATTTCTCATTGCTGATCGCCATCTTGCCCTCCCTACGCGCCTTCTCCCGTGCTTCATACAATGCATCAACTATCTCCTGCTCCGGTGCCGTACTCCTACCCATGGCTTAATCGAAACGCCGCAAGTACCTTCTCCCGCAGCCACTCCCCAAATCCCATTTTTCGAGGCTTAGGCTTTCGTTTGTCCCGGCTCATCTTCCTCACCACAAACCCCGGACACTCTCGGCGAAATGCTGGACAATCATCAATGTCCTCCTCGCTAGAATGCGCTTCACTGTGCTCAGGTTTTATTTTCCTCTCTCCGGCTCGTATCGCATTCAAAAATTCAACCCTTCTGCTTGCCCTAGCAATACTTTCAGCAGCTCCCGCTACCCCCTCTCCCTGCCATTGTTTTGTCGTTGTGCTCGTCATCGCTGCGCACCCTACGCCCTCCCTGAGCACCACGTCAAATACTTTGGCTTTACGTGTTCGGTCTGTGTCGAAATATATTC